AGGCCATCTGGAAACTCAATGTATCCTTCGCCTTCGACAATGTCAGAGAAGCATCCGGCACACTCGCCGATCACGCGCGGTTCTTCCCATTTCACGTTAAGTGTCATCGGATTTTCCACAGCCATTTAGATTAGCCCCTTTCGTCTTAGTAATTGAATTTGGTTTCTGATTGACGGGATAGTTCGGTTTAGCATCTTCGCCAGTTCTTTTGTTCCCAAATGAATGTTGTTCCGCAAAACTTCACGTTCTTTCTCTGTCCATTTCTTGATCCTTTGTTTTTTCGGGCGCTGATTGGTATTGGCAAGCCAATCTCCAAGCGCTCGCATTTCTCTGTAGACGTCGCATGTTTCGCATTGTTGTACATATCGACTGCCACTACGAAGACCTCCATACGGACACTTGCGGCATATATCAAGAAGCTCTCCTATTCGAATGCGAACTTGCGTATCATCGTTATGCCGCAACACACCACCCCCTTTCCTTAATGCCCATATTCAGACGCAGGAGACAGAACAACCTTTGGCCAAAACATGAGGAAGTTTGAGAAAACAGGACAATATCCTGCGCCTGAGGATAGACATTAAACAGAAGGTTTGTTACAATGGGTGGTAGCAAAGAAGATGAGCGACCCTTCTTTGCTACCTGCTTCCTCCTTTTTTAATCGAGCTTAAGAAATTCTGCCGCCTGTCTGACGAATCTCAACTCAATCGACGATTCATGTATGCACTCATAGATGCCTTCTTTTTCGCTATCTGTGAAACATATCTCCCATAGCAGGCGTTCATCCATAAGTGCTATGTGATACGTCGATCCTGCGTTTTTATATCTCACTACATATCCATCGACAAAGGTGAATTCGCGAAAGCTCTTTCCCAATTGCTCTCTAATCTCTTTCGGAAACTCATCGAGCGACAGTCTTTTTGTTTGCATTCGAAGTCTCCTCCTTTTTCAAGAAAATGTCTTTGAAATACTTCTCTAGAAACTCTTCCATGCGAGACGCAATGAAACACCAACGTTCGCCTTTCCGTTCCGGATAGTACACAAAACCGCCATTTTCAATGTCAAGCATCGGTTTGTAGCGAGGATGGAGCAGGATGTGCTCCTTCAGCCAATCCTCGCTGTAGCCGGTGTGTTCCTTTAGGTCTTGCATCGACCACCAGACTTTGCTTTTCACTTCGTCTCCCCCTTCACGCCGTTTCTTTCTTCAGCAATAACCGGAACGTCTCTCGCCCTTTCGGCGTGATGAGCGTCTGCACGTCTGCCTTGCCGTTTCGCTCCCACTCTTTCAGCTCGAATAGCTCGGGAACATACGCCGCGTATGGCTTGAGCTTCCCTTTCTGATCGCGATACACAAATTTGTTCTCCAAAAGCCAGTTGATGAAGTACCGTTCCTTGATTTTCAGTTCTTTCGCCGTGTCGCGGAAATTCGTCAGCAAGTTCCGGTCAACCAGCGCATCGAAATACTCCACTTTCGGCTTCATCGCCGCGATCTGCTCATTTTGCCGGCGCACCGTTTCCAGCACGCCACGGAACATTAGCTTCGTCTGCTCATCCGCAAACGGAAGATACGTATTGATGAACATTTCATCGTTTGAGACATATCCGCCCGTTTTGCGGATGGTTGGAAGGACTTCATCAAACACCCACGATTCAAACTTTTCGGCCTCTGGAAGTTTACTTCGAGCAATTAAACGATAGAGATTTCCTTCGGTGATGAATTTCTTTTGTTGCTCACCACCAGCTGTAGGGGCTGAACGAATCGTTACCCCCTTTTCTTTGCAATGATCCTTGATCGCTTTATGCGGATTGGTGTATCCCAAAATAATTGCTACGTCTGTCGCCGGAAAATAAATTTCGCCGTTTTCCACTAACACTTGCAACTCGCCAAACATTTCATGGTTGAAAGCTCGAATTTCTGTCAATTGCGCAATCCTCCTTACCCGGCTGTTTTTTTCTCTTGTAATTCATGAGTTACAACTTGTGTAAAAAAAATATCCTCTACCTTTTTTCCAAAGAATTGCGCGATAGCATACATCAATTCATACGATGGAGCCCTTTTTAACTTCCCTCTTTCGATTTTGTGTATCGTTTGACGGGTTGTTCCAACGGCCTTTGCTAGCTCTTCTTGAGTAATATCAAAAGATCGGCGAACATCCCTCAAGCAGTTTTTCACTCTATCACCTCCTGTCGATTTTAATTGTAACTCAAAGATTACAGTTAGTCAACTATGAATTACAAAGAAATAATTCACTCTGTGTAAATTTTGATTTACAATATGTAATGTAAAAGTTACATTTTAGAGAGGAGTTCAGATTAATGAAAAGCCTAGGTGAACTTTTAAGGGAATTACGAGGGAATGCTTCCCTTAGGGAGGCAAGTGAACGTATCGGCATTAGCCATAATTATTTACGGAATTTAGAAAAAGGGATAGACCCGAGAACGAAAACGCCCATCAATCCCTCTGCTGAAACATTAAAAAAAATTGCCAAGGCTTATGACTACCCGTATGAAGAACTATTGAAAGTCGCTGGATACCTCGATGATAACGACAAACCCAAGCTCCCCGAACTTACCGAGAAAGACGAGCGCGACATCCAAAAGGAGCTGGAAAAGATCATCAATGGACTCAAGACAGGAAGTGGATTTGCTGCATTCGGCGGAGTGGACATCGACGAACTCGATGAGGAGGATCGGGAACTGCTGATCGCATCTCTGGAAAACTCGCTCCGCCTCGCTAAGCGCATCGCAAAACAAAAGTTCACGCCAAAGAAATACCGTCAATAACTATCTCTAGGGGGGTTCGCTATGGCTGAGAAGATCAAACAGATCGTAGAGAAATTAGTCAACAGGCACGGCACGAACAACCCCTTTGAGATCGCATCACAGAAAGGCATTGTGCTGTTGTTTGAGCCGCTTGGCGGGACATACGGGTATCATCATACATTTCGCCGGATTCAGATCATTCACATCAATTCAGAGTTGGACGAGCCGATGAAACGCTTTGTATGCGCGCACGAGCTGGGGCATGCAGTTCTGCATCCCGAACTTAGCACATCTTTTCTAAGGAGAAACACACTTTTCTGCATGGATAAAGTGGAAAGGGAGGCGAATGAGTTTGCCGTGGAATTGCTTCTGTCGGATGATGTGCTTTATACATATCGCGGTACTGATGCAACCATTTATGAAGCCGCGGCGGCGTATGGAGTCCCTGAGGAGGTGGTGCATCTAAAAAAATTTTGACCTCAAACCAAACATACATTCTGCATAGGGAGGGAGAAGACATGGCCAGCATCCAAAAAACCAAAAGCGGCTGGCGCTATCGTGTTTCCTACAAAGAAAATGGGAAATACAAAACGAAAACGAAAGGAGGTTTTCGGACGAAGAAAGAAGCGGAGCTTGCGGCTGCTGAATTAGAGAAACAACTTCACAAAGGCTATGATATTAATGCCGCAGATCAGCTTTTCCCTGAATATATGCGGAATTGGTTCGAGCTGTACAAAAAGGGGAAACACAGTCCAGAGCATGATAAAAATGTGGAATACTCCGTTCAGCTAGTCGAGGAATACTTTCCAGGGGTAAAGATGAAAGAACTCACAAGGGATATGTACCAGAAGTTTATTAATGAAATAGCGGAAACGAGAACGACTGAAACCGTCAAAAAACGTCATACTTACATCAAAGAATGCATTAAAGCTGCCATCGAAGAAGGAGTGATCATTCGCGATCCTACCTATAAAGTGGTGGTGAAAGGGAAGAAAAAAGGGAAAGACGAGGAACTAAAATATCTAAACTATCAAGAAGCGAAACAATTGATTGCCGAAATCAAAAAAGATATGCGCCCGAAATATATTTCACGGTATATTATCCTCTTCGCCCTGGCAACTGGCGCACGTTTTTCGGAAATATTAGGGCTCACATGGGACTGCATTGATTTCAAAAACAGAATGGTGACGATCAATAAGACTTGGGACTATAAATTTACGAATGATTTCGCCGATACGAAAACCTATTCATCGAAGCGAACCATAAAGATCGATGAAGACACCTGCAAAATATTGAAAGAACTGCGGAAAGCACAGAATGAGGTGGCCATGAAAACCGGATTGAGGAACGAGAAAAATCTTGTTTTTGTGAACACGAAGATGGAGTTAGTGTCCAATAACGCTGTTAACAAAACACTAAAAACGCTGTGTAGAAAACTTGGTTTAAAAGAGGTGACGATGCATTCCTTGAGACATACGCACGCTTCGATGCTGTTATACCGGAAAGCGAACATCAAATATATCTCAAAGCGTCTTGGCCATAAGGATATAGGGATCACATTGCAGACCTACTCGCACATTTTGGACGAGCTGGAACAAGCGGAAAATATGCTCCTCGATCAAATCATGGATGATCTATATCATGCAAAATAGCCGTGCAAAATTCGTGCAAAATTTTTTCGGATTCTATCGTTTTTTTCGGGATTTCCTGAAAATGAAAAACGACCGCAAACGCGGTCGTATCAAGGCTTCCACGACTTTTGGCCGTGGGCTATCGAATTCCAAGGATGCCGATGGTGGGAGTCGAACCCACACGGGGGGCTACCCCACACGATTTTGAGTCGTGCGCGTCTGCCAGTTCCGCCACATCGGCGCGACATTTAATAT